CATATTTAAGAATATTTAGAGCAAAGGTATTAACAGCAGGTACTGGTGGTGCAAACGCAGGTGATATTCATATGGGTACTGGTGCTGTATCTTCAGGTGTTCCTGCAACTTCATTAGCAAAGATATCTACAGGTGAAAACCAAACACTTATGGCAGTATGGACTGTTCCTGCAGGTTATACAGGTTATTTATATCAAGTAGATTTTTCATCAAATGTACAAGGTTCTGTATATTTAAAAGCAAGAGTAAAAGTAAGAGAGTTTGGTAGTGTTTATCAAACAAAAGAGAAAGGCACATTCACAACAGATGCATTAAGATTTGATTTAGAATTACCTCAAGTTATCCCTGAAAAATCAGATATTAAATTAACTTGTGTTGCTAGTGCTAATACGCATGGTGTTTCAGGTTCATTTATTATGTTGTATGTAAAGAATTAATGACTTAGAATAAGATTTATGGCAGTCAAAATACCAAGTGATACTATAAGCAAACTAGAAGCACACGAAAGAGAATGTGCTATTAGGTATGAAAACATAGAAAAAAGAATGGATAGTGGTTCAAAGAGATTTGATAAACTAGAAAATCTTATTTATGGTTTATATGGCTTAATCATCACTTCAATGTTTGGGCTATTAATAGAAAAAATATTTTTTTAGGAGAATACAATGTCAGAAGACTTAAACTACGAATCGCTATATAACACAGCACAACAAGAACTAGCTAATGCACAACATACAATTAGAGTATTAGTACAAAAGCTACAAGAAGCACAAGGTGATGATTCTATAGCAGGTGAACAACCAATAGTTGAAGAAGCAAAGGCTGATAAGAAAAAAGCTAATTAGGAGTGGTAAATGGCAGGTCTAGTAATACATACAGAACCTGCATCAGAACCTATAACCCTTGCAGAAGCAAAGTCATATTTAAGAGTAGATAGTTCAGGCGATGATGCTTTAATTACATCATTAATCTCAACAGCAAGAAAGCTATGTGAAGAACACACACAACGTGCTTTCATGACTCAAACATATAACTTGTTTCTTGATGCATTAGAAGATGTAGATGATGGCTTGTGGGAAGGTATGCGTACTGGTCCATATATCAACTACTACAAAAACTACATAGAATTACCTATGCCACCTGTAGTGTCTGTAAGCCATATAAAGACTTATGATGATAATGATACTGCAACTACATTTAGTGCTAATAATTATTATGTAGATAACGCTAGACAACCTGCAAGGGTAGTTTTACGCACAGGGGAAACCTTTCCAACAGCATTACGAGTAGCTAACGCTATAGAAGTTAGATATGTTACTGGTTATACATCAGCTAGTGCTGTTCCTGAACCAATCAAATTCGCGATCTATCAAGTTCTTACATATTTGTACGAACACAGAGGTGATATGTATGAAGGTAAAACTTCACTACCTGCTACTGCAACAAAGCTTCTTGCTCCATATGTAGTTTATAGTGGTATGGGTAGTTCTAAACTCATGTCATTGGGATAATGAGCCAAGTAGGTCAACTCCGACACCAAATTACCCTTCAAGGACAAGGCACTACTAGAGATAGTGGTGGGGGAATTAGTTCAGGGTGGTCTAGTATTGCTTCTGTGTATGCTGATATAAAGCCTAAAACAGGGAAAGAGGTATATGCACAAGGTAAACTGGTTGGAAGCGTGTCACACGAGATTACAGTGCGTTACAGGACTGATATTACTAACGCTTCTAGGATTAGTTTTAATAGTAAGTTATTTAATATTAGGGCTATTATCAATGTTGATGAAAGGGATAGATTCCTTAAACTTCTTTGCGAAGAAGGAGTAGCAACGTGACACTAAAAAATCACAAATCATTTCTTAAAAAATTAGACAAACGATTAACAGACACTAAAGCTAAAGAATATGTAACTCGCGGTACTATGATGGTTCAAAATACTGCAAAGAAAAGTATTTTAGCAGGTGGAACAGGTAGAACTTATGAAAAGTACGAGCCTAGAAGAACACATACAGCATCTGCACCGAATCAACCACCTGCAAGTGATACAGGATTTTTAGCAAATAATATAACTATGGAAGTTAATACTAAACCCAATGGTACTGTAGTTGGTAAAATAATATCTTCCGCACCTTATTCTAAATTTCTAGAGTTTGGTACTACTAATATGACTGAAAGACCATTTATGCAACCCGCATTACAGAAAAATAAACAAAAGATCCTTAATTTATTTAGAAAAGGTATATTAAAATGAGCATTGGTCAATTTGCTTTACAAACAACCATATATAGCACTTTATCTAATGATAATACACTTACATCAACTTTAGGTGCAGGTGTCTATGACGAGGTTTTAGAAGGTGCTAGTTACCCTTTTGTGTCATTAGGTGAAGAAACATCTATAGATTATGGTACGAAAAATGAAGATGGTGGTGAAACAACGATTAATATTCATATTTGGTCACAATATAAAGGTGCTAAAGAAACCAAACAAATTATGGACAGAATTCACGATTTATTGCATGATAGTAGTTTAACAGTCACTGGATTTAACTTAGTAAATCTAAGATTTGAATATAGTGATATACTAAGAGACCCAGATGGTGTTACTAGACATGGAGTCATGAGATTCCGAGCAATAATATTAGGTACAAACTAATTTTATAAATAGGAGATAAAAATGGCGGCACAAAAAGGTAAAGAGGTCTTAATAAAAATAGACAATGGTAGTGGTACACAAACTACTATTGGTGGTTTAAGATCATCTTCAATAACATTAAATGATGAATCTGTTGATATTACAAATAAAGACTCTTCAGGATATAGAACACTTTTAGCAGGTGCAGGTGTTAATAGTATTAGCATTAGTGGCTCAGGAGTTTTTACTGATAGCACTACAGAAGGTCTTTTAAAAGATGCATATTTAAATCAGTTGCATTTTGCGGCTGATGGTTCAACAGCTAACGTACCTGAATTTGAAGATTTTGAATTTTTTATACCAAATTTCTTTAAATTTACAGGTAAGTTTCAAGTCACATCTTTAGAATATGCAGGTGAATATAACGGAGAAGCAACTTATTCTGTAAGCTTTGAATCAGCAGGAATTATAGTAGTAGCGGCTTCATAATATGTCTTGGAACAAAGTACAACTTGATCTAGGTAACGAAAAGATTAATGCTTTTTTAAAAAATGATGAATCTCAACTATGTTTAGAAAACGTAATAGAAGTTGGTGAAAAAGTAAAAGTTGATAAAAAAGAATTTGTAGTCTTATCATCATTTGTTGAAGAGAGAGATAATTTATTAACCATAAATCTTGCAAAGGCAAGTAAACCTAAAAAGGAGAAAAAGTCAGATGACAAACAAACTAAAGGGTGAAACCACAGTAAATTTAGCAGGTAAGGACTACAAGGCTAGACTTACAGTTAATGCAATAATGCAAATAGAAGATTCTTGTGATATGGGAATTATTAAACTTGCACAAAATATGGCAGAAGGTGATATAAGGCTTTCTCAGATAATATCTGTATTATTGCCCGCTTTAAGAGGTGGTGGAAACGACCTTCAACAAAAAGACATAATAAAAATTGTACAAGATGCAGGTATAGTAAAAGCAACAGCCGTCGTTGCTAACTTACTTGCACAGTCTCTAACTGATGATTCAGAGGAAGAAACAGACGAGGGAAAGCAAGAACAGGGGGATTAACTAGTGATTCCCTACCCATCAAACGCTTTTTTTCAATTTGTGTTGGCATGATGGGTATGTCTCCTAACGATTTTTGGCAATCTAGTCCAAAAGAAATCTATATGGCTATAGATGGTTTTCAAGAATTTAATGGTGGTTCAGAAGATAAAGATGTGCCTATGACCAGTGATCGTCTTAGCGAACTAATGGAGTTATATCCTGATGGCTAATCCTATTGATAAACTTATAGTACAGATTGAAGCGGATACTAAGCAACTTAGAAAAGAATTAAACAAAGTACACAAACAATTAGACAAAACTAAGAAAAAAACCAAAGGTGCAAATGATACTTTTGGTAAAATGAAAAAAGCACTAATAGCTATAGGTGCTGTACAGATAGCTAGTAAAATAATTGAAATTAATAGAACTTTTGAAGATTTAGAAGCTACATTAAGAGCCGTTACAGGTAGTGCAGAAGCGGCAGGAAAATCATTTGAACTCATAAGAGCATTTACATCATCAACAACCTTCCAAATAGAAGAAGTAGCACAAGCATTTATTACACTAAAACAAGCAGGAATCATCCCAACGAGTGATGCTTTAATGGATTTTGGTAACTTTGCCGCAGGTATGGGTAAAAGCATTACACAACTAGCACAAGCGGCATTTAATGCTACTACTGGTGAAATGGAAATGCTAAAACAGTTTGGTGTTATAGCTAGACAACAGGGTGATCAAATAACAGTAACATTTGATAAACAAACAGAAACAATAGAAAGATCAGGTGATGCTATTGTTGAATATTTAAGATCTATTGGTAGAGAAAAATTTCCTACAGCTATAGAAGAAAGATTTAACACCCTATCAGGTGCTATTTCTAACCTTAATGACCAAGTATCAGAATTTGCTGTATCAATGGGAGATGGTAGAGGTGGTATAGGAATGCGACAATCTCTTATAGATTTAGCAAAAGCCACAGGTAGTTTAATTGAAACATTAAGACCATTAGGTGAAGTTTTAGGCTCACTTATTGGTGTATTAACTAATTGTGTAACAGCAGTTATAAAACTTGCAGATGCTTTATTAGTTATTGGTAGGGCAATAACAGATATAACAAAATACTATGCAATATTCCGTGGTCTTGTAGATGGCAGTATAGATTCTTTTGATGATTTTAAAAAAACTGTTAGAGGTGGTACTAGTGATATAGATGAATTAGATAAGGAATTATTAAAATTATTAGCAACAGCAAGTGATTTTAAAGATAGTTTTACATCTCAGGAGATGACTGATTTTAAATTATTTGAAAAACTAAAAAAGCAAGTTGATGCATCTAGAAATACAATAGATGATTTAATAAAAAATGATCTAGCAAGGTTAAAAGCTATAATAGATAAGTCTATTGATGCACAATTAAGATTATCGTTACAATTTGGTCCTATACAGGGTGGCATCAAATCAGAAAGAAACAGAATTATAAAAGATTTACTTGGTGTTGATACTGTAGATGAGTTTTTGAGTGATGTTAAAAAGGTTACTGATGTAACGAAAACAGAATTAGATATTTTAAATGATGTTTTTAAAGAAGCTACTGGTGATATAGGTGCGTTAGATACAATCTATAAGGTTCTTAACGAATCTATGGCAGAAGGTGTATTAACACAAGAACAAGCTACAGCAAAATTAAGAGAATTTTTAGAAACCACTGGTCCGTATGGTAAAGCTCTTGCACAAATAGGCTCTGAAGTAGAAGGACTAGCATCAAGCTTTTCTGATGATCTTACAGATGCACTACTAAATGGTGAAAGTGCTTTAGAATCATTTAGAAGCTTTGCACAAAACGTAGTACAAGCAGTTATATCAGCATTTATGGAACTAATGGTTATACAACCTATAGTAGATGCAATATTAGGTTCATTTGGTATGTCAACACCTAAAGGTGGCGTTAAACCAAAAAGCTATTCACCGCCTAGCGGTCTTGCAGGTGGTGGTTCTATACAGGGTAATATGCCTAGATTGGTAGGAGAACGTGGTCCTGAAATATTTATACCTAATACTGGTGGCACTATTATGAACAATATGAATAGTAAAAAAGCTATGGGTGGAGGTACACCAGTAAACATATACCAAACAGTTAATTTTGCTACAGGAATAGTACCTACTGTAAGAGCAGAAGTTACTAAAATGATGCCACAAATAGCAGATGTAACAAAAGCGGCAGTTCAAGAATCAGCAATGCGTGGTGGAAGTTTTAGAAGGAGTTTAGTAGGTGGGTAAATTAGTAACAATGCCAAGTACTCCTAACTTTGTTAGAAGTAATTTTAAATTAATAAGAACTATAGGAACTGTAGCTTCACCATATACAGGTAAACTTAGAACACAAGAATATGATGGAGTATTTTGGGAAGCAACTGTGAGCCTTCCACCTATGCGTAGAAATGTAGCTAAAAATTGGCAATCTTTTCTTTTAGAGTGTAATGGTATGGTAAATCAGTTTAAATTTGCAGACCCTGATGCTTTAACTAATCAAGGTACATATAATGCAGATGATTTAAAAGCAAAAAACAGAATTAATCAAACAGCTAATATAGAATTAGATTTTAATACCAATAACACAATAGTAGCACCTAGCAACACAACACCTTTTGCTAATGCTTTAGTTGGTGATTTTATTTCTGTAACAGGTTCACGTTTTCCTGAAAATAATGGAACACATAAGATAATTGCTAAAGCAAACTCATATACACTTACACTACAGCCTGAAAACACAATTACCTTAACAGAAGATCTGAATAGACCTGCATGTAATATAAAATCTAATCAAAAGGGGTCTACAGGTCTAAATTTAGCGTCAAGTAGTAATAGTGCTACAGGTACTATTAAAAAAGGTGATTACTTACAGATTACAGCTAGTTCTACAACAGGTGCTAATCCTGTGCAGTATGTAATGGTCACAGAAGATGCAACTCTTAATGTAAATGCAGGTGAAGATACTTATGGGGTTAAGATACAACCTAAATTAAGAACTGCTATAACAGAGAATCATCTTATAAGGTTTGCATCACCAAAAGGTATGTTTAGATTAACAACAAAAGATGTAGATTGGGATGCAGATAATATATCTAACTATGGAATATCTTTTTCATGTATTGAGGTAGTTTAAATGTCTAATAGAGGTGGTATAGATAGTGATATCGTCAAGTATCTTGAATCTGACCATCAAGTTTTATTTTTAGCAGTTAAAGCTGAATTTGACACAGATACCTTATATGTTTGGAGTGGTGATTACGATTTATCTTTAGGTGGTAATACTTATACAGGTGCAGGTACACTTTTAAGCATATCTAATATAGAAGATACTCTAGAATTAAAATCTAGTGGTTTATCAGTTTCATTAGCAGGAATGGATGCAACTGTACTTGATCTAGCACTTACAGAAAACTATCAAAATAGATTTATAACAGTTTATCTAGGATACCTTTCAGGTGGAACAGATACAGTAGCAGGGACTATGACTTTGTTTAAAGGTCGTATGCAATCAATGACTATAAATGATGACCCTAATGGCTCTACAATTAGTGTAGATGCAGAAAATAGACTTATAGATTTACAAAGACCTTCCAACCTTAGATATACAAAAGAATCACAACAAGCAATAGCATCAGGTGATACTTGTTTTGATAGAGTGCAATCCTTACAAGATAAAGAAATTATATGGGGAAGATCATCTTCTAATTCAGGTGGAACTGGTGGTGGTAATCGTGGTGATTCAGGAAACGTAAGAGATGCAGTAAGGCAAAGATAATGAAAAAAAAAGATGATTGGCAGATATTATTTGATGAATTTATAGAAACTAATAGATTTAAAGGTTTTGAATGGGGTTCATGGGATTGTTGCAAATTTTCTAATGCCTGTATAAAAGCCATAACTGGTGAAGATTTAATACCAAAAGAGCTTTCTTGGAAAAACGAGAAAGAAGCTATGAAATCCATTAAAGAATATGGAGGAACACTATCTAAAAGTATTGCTAAAGCATGTAAGATAAAAAAAGTACAAGAAGTTAATCAAGCATACATGCAGAAGGGCGATTTAGTGGTTTATAAAGAAGAATCAGAACTAGTAGGTGTTACAGATGGGTGTAAAGTTATAACACCTACAGATGATGGATTAGCTATAAAACAAAACGTAAAAATATTATCTGTATGGAGAATATCTAATGGCTAAGGCAGTAAAGACCGCAATTAAAGTTTTTGTAGTTTCATTTCTTGTCGTAACAGGTGTAGCATTTTTATTAGGTGGTACGGCTTTAAGTATATTTGGTGTCAAAGCTGCACATATGGCGGCATTATCTGCTGCATCTGCACTTGTAGGTGGTTTATTATCAAAAGGTATAGATGCTACTTCAGAAAACTTTGGAACTAAAGTATCAACAAGATCATCTACAAGTCCAAGACATATAATATATGGTAAAGCAAGAGTTGGTGGAACTATAACTCATATAGAAACTTCAGGAACAGACAATTATAAACTTTCTATGATAGTTTCTTTAGCAGGGCATGAGTTAGAAAGTTTAGACGAAGTTCTTATCAACGATATATCTGTAACTTCTACCTCAGTAGGTTTATTTCAATATGCTACTAACCAAAAATTTATTAATGCAGATAATGAAAATGCTTTTAATAGTGGTTATCTTTTAAGATATAAATTTATAGATGGTTCACAAACAACTGCTGATAGTAGTGTTACAGCTAATACATCATTAACAACATCAGATAAATTTATTGATATTGCTTATGTATTTATTGAAATGGTTTTTGATTCTGAAGCTTTTGGTGGTGGTATTCCACCTATGTCTTTTGTAGTTAAAGGAAAAAAAGTATTTGACCCTAGAGATAGTAATCAAACATTTGGAACAGAAAGCACTTATACATGGTCAGATAATCCTGCTCTATGTGTATTAGATTATATTACAAATACAACGTATGGTTTAAAAGCAACAGCAGATGAAATTAATACCTCTACAGCTTTAGGTAGTTTTAAAGTTGCCGCTAATACTTGTGACTTTGATGGAAATACTATTACAACAGCTACAGTTAATGGTGCTGTAAGTGGAACACAAGTAACACTTGATATTTCTAATTCCATTACTCTTATAGACGTAGGTCAAATAGTTACAGGTACTGGAATCGTAGGAACTGTAAAAGTTGCTTCTAGAGATGGAAATATAATCAAATTGTCATCAGCACAAACTATAGCTGATGGAACTACATTAACCATAAAAGAGAAGTCTTATACAGCTAATGGTATTACCAATATGTCTGCAGATGGTGGTGGTGTTATAGAGGGTTTGCTTAGTTCATGTGCAGGTAAATTATCTTACATAGATGGTAAGTTTGTAATGTTTGCAGGTGCAACAGTAACACCTGATATGACAATTACAGATGCTAATCTCTTAGCACCTATAACAGTACAGACAAGACAAACACAAGGTGAAACATTTAACCAAGTTAGAGCAGTATATGTTGATGCCAATAACAATTATGTAGCTACAGACTCACCATTAGAAACCACAGTAAATCCTGCTACTAGTAATACCTTTTTAAGTGAAGATACACCAACAGGAGAAGCACAAGCTAATTATAAAAAAACATTAGAAGTACAACTGCCATTTACAGATACGACCACAATGGCACAAAGGTTACAAAGAACAGCTTTATTACATACAAGACAAAAAACTGCTCTATCGGTAGTTTGTAATATTGCTTACATGCAACTACAACCTTTTGATTGGGTTTACTTAACAAATGAAAGATTAGGATACACAAACAAAGTTTTTGAAGTTTTAAGCACAAATTTAGAAATTTTAGAAGATGATGGTGTTCAAGTTTTAGCAACAAGACTTGACCTTAAAGAGATAAATAACAGTGTATATAACTTTGCATCAAGTAGTTATACAAACCCGTTAGACGAAGGCTCAAGCGTTTCTACAGGTAGTTTTAGCGTATCACCGCCTACTAGTTTAGCTGTAGCAACAACCTTAGAAATTACAGGTCATGATTTAAATGTATCTTGGACTAATAACCCTGATGATCTTGTGCAAGGTACTGAAGTATTTTATGGAACTTCTTCAGGTACATATATTGGCTCTTTCATAGTTGGTAAGGGAATTGCTAAAGAATCTATCAATGGCGTAAAAGCTAGTACAACTTATTACATAGCAGTTAGACATTTTTCAGCTAACAACGTATTTAGTGCTTTAACATCAGAAGTAACTGTTACAACAGGCACAGCACCAATATCCTATTCAACAGGTGGTGGTAATGTAGGTGGTACAGATACTGTAAATATATTAGGTAAGAATCTTGTCCTAAATAGATTTAATAGTACAAGTGGTGGAGAAGATAATGAAAACTATACTTTTTTAAATAGTGGTAATGGTGCAACAGGTGGTGTTACAAGCTTTCAAAATTCAGATACAGAAAGAGTACAACTTTTCTTCGGAGAAGATATTGGTGGAGACTTTACTAATCAATTTATAGCACTTGATGCTGATTGGAATTTAGGTAAAGGTGGTGCTAATGGTAACAGTACAGGTACTTCTAAACTTATTATCAAAGGTAGGGCATATGGAAGCAGTACAGGAACAGAAGGTGCTACATCTACAATAGCTACATTCAACGCTATAACCAATACAGATGGTTATGCTTTCCCAACAGTAGAACTTGCACCTACAACCATATCAGGCTCAACTACAACACCAATAGTAGAAGTATCACAAGGTTCAGCACCATCTACTACTACTAACAAACTTTACAATGTTGGTGGTACTTTATATTGGAATGGTGCAGTTGTAGATACAGGTGCAGGAGATATAACAGGAGTAACTATAACCACATCAGGTCAAAGTGGTTTAACAGGTGGTGCTTCTTTTGCTTCAGGTGATGCTACCTTTACCCTTGCTATAGCTAGTACTATAAATGGCTCTAAAACATTTAGTGATGATGTTGTTGTTGAAGGTGATCTTACAGTTGAAGGCACAACCACAACTATAGATACAACTAATTTAGACGTACAAGATAAAAACATTACTTTAAATTATGGTAGTGGTGATACATCTGCTAATGCAAATGGTGCAGGTATTACCATTCAAGATGCTGTTAGTGCTACCCAAGATGCTACCTTAACTTGGAACACAACTAACGATAGCTTTAACTTTTCGCATCCTTTAAATGTAACAGGTGATATAACAGCAAATACAGAAAATGCTGAACTACAATTAATAGATACATCTTCAGGCAATACAACAAGCATTTTATCTAATAACTTTGATACAAGTATATCAGCAGATGGTCGTATATTTTTTAGAGCAGGTGGTTCAACTGACAATATTATACAAATAACATCAGGTGGTGATGTTGCTTTTTATGAAGATACAGGAACGAATACTAATCTTGTATGGGATGCAAGTGAAAGCAGATTGCAACATAAAGATAATGCAAAAGCTACTTTTGGAGATTCTTCAGATTTACAAATCTACCATGATGGTTCAAATAGTTATATTAATGATACTGGTGATGGCTTTCTTAAGATTGGCGGTGCTTCTAAGGTTGAGATTACTAACAATACCAATACTGAGCGAATGGCTGTTTTCAAAAAGAATAATGCAGTTGAACTTTATTATGACAACGATAAAAAGTTTGAAACGACTAGCACAGGCATAGACGTAACAGGAACTATTGTTGGTGATGGACTTACTATACAGGGTGCTACTAATCTTAATGGCTCAGTAAAAGCAAGTGTAAACTCATCTTCTACAGGTCTAGGAAATCATGTAAGTTCTATAAGAATAAATAATACAGATAGCACTATAAATAACTGGTCAGCTTTAGTTTTTGATTCAAATAGTGGAGCAAGTGCAGAAGTATCAGCAAGGTTTATAGATCATACTAATAATTATGCTGATTTATATTTAATTACTAGAGGTACTGGTGGGTATACAACAAAATTAAATATTGGTAGTGATGGTGATGTTGATGTTGTTTCAGGTGATATTCAAATAGGTGGCACAACTGTTATAGATAGTTCAAGAAATATACGCAATGTTCCAAGTGCAAAATTAACAGGTGGTACTTTTGCATCAGGATTAGACACAAATACTGGCGTATCTTTAGTAATAGCAAAAGGCAAAAACATATATTCAGATGATGGTAATTATTTAAGAAATATTATTGGTCATCAGTCAAGTGGTGAAATAGCAATAGGACAATTTAGCACAGCATTAATAACAAATATACATTTAAGAACGGGTACTAGTGGAAATATATATTTAGCTACTAATGGAAGTGATAGCTCAGGTCTTACAGTAGGTTCTTCAAGTATTACAGCTTATGAAGAAGTAACATTTAATGAAAACGCTATTTTCTCAGGAAACATATCAGTAACAGGCACAGTTGATGGCAGAGACATAGCAACTGATGGAACTAAGCTAGATGGTATAGAAGCAGGTGCAACCACAGATCAAACTCAAGCTGAAATAAATGCACTAGGTATAACTGCAATAGGCTTATCAGGTACGCCAAATATAACTGTTGGCACTATCAATTCAGGTGCTATAGATGTAACAGGAACAGTAACTGCTGATGGTTTGACTGTTGATGGTAGCGGAACAATAAATCAATCAGCTAATACAGATATAAATGGTTTGAATGGTTTAAGAATTAATGATTCTACAGGAACAGGATATGGAGCTATAGGAGTTGTTACTGGTAATGATTTAATAATTACATCTGGAGATGCTGGAGGTACAAATGATAAAGCAATATCATTCAGAACAGCAAATGCAGGTACTGAAAGACAAAGATTAAGAATAGGTGGTACAGGCGACATCTCCTTCTATGAAGACACAGGAACAACAGCAAAACTATTTTGGGATGCATCAACTGAAAGATTAGGAATAAACACATCTGCACCATTACATCCATTATCTGTAAATGGTGTAATTCATACAACATCAAATATTCAATTAAACAGCACAGCAAAAGTTCTTTTTGGCAATGGTAATCAATATATAACAGGCACAAACGATACATCTTTAGAGTTAGCTACAGGTGGTACGACTTCACTTACAATTGATAATTCAGGAAATCTTGAAGCTGAAGGTAATACAACATTATCAGGTGATAACAGACATATTTACTTTGGCGGTACAAACACTTTTGTTGGCGAGAGGTCTAACTCAACGCATTTAGAGTTAAGAGGTGGTGGTAGTAGTGCATCACAAACTGTTTACATAGATAATAGTGGTAGACTAGGTTTAGGAACTGCTTTGCCAACCAATGGCAACCTACAAATTGGTGATTCAGATGCAGACTTTAATATTGCAGTAGCAGGTGCAAGAACAAAGTTTGGTTATGATAGTTCAAATAATTCTACTGTTGTTCAAGGTGGTATTACTAAAGGTATTATTTTCTGTGTAAATAATTCTACTTTTGGCTCGGGAGAAGCTGGGCGTTTTGATTCAT